ATCACGCCCTGCGAAGACATGATAGAAGACTGGCTTGAAATGATGTCATAGCGCCAGTAAAAAGTGCTTGAAGTTACGCCAGTGGTTACCGTGGTGGGTGTGTAACTGACGCGAATCAGAGAGTCAAGAGACCAAAACAAGCCTGATGGAGCGTTAGATCCGCCACGAACGGGCAAGCCTTTGACGATCTTAGTGGACGTTATGTTGGTTGTGTTTGCTGTTGCGGACACCCAATCATTTAAATTACCTGCGCCTGAGTTCCGAATCAAGCCAAAATTTCCATATGTGAATAGGTATGGAAACAACATAACTGCGCCGCCTGAAACCGACACGCTATTGTTGATGGTGATGGTTAAAGTTATTGAGCTTGTTGCCGCGTTTGATATGACAAAGGTAGTTGCGTTAGTTACAGACACCACCGTTGTGTTGGCGGGGATGTTTGAGCCTGTGATGATTTGCCCAGCACCAATCAGAGCCGTAGAAGCAACGGTTATGGTTGTTGACGATGCGGTGGTGGCTGAAAGCGTAAAAACGCCAACTTGCGAAAGGGTTGTGCCCGTGGTTGGGCCAAACAAGACGGGGGTGTTGACGGTGCTGTCGATTGCGGTGAGGTTTTGCCCCGGGTGCGCAATCAAGTTTGCCACCCCATTACCTGACGCATCAAACACCGCGTCAAATTGCCACAAGTTGTTTGCGCTTGGCGTAAAGTTAGATAACGTAAAGTCCACAATACCCGCGCCAACACCATTTTGGTCAACCGTCAGGTTTTGCAACCCATCCGAGTAACCGTTGTAAATGACGTTAAAACCGTTGCGTGGGTCAATAAAAAGACCCCTTGAGGGGCCTGCCCAGTCGTTGGTAATCTGAACGTAACCCGCCATTTTTCGAGGACGCCCACGTTGAAAACGAACCCATTCACCGTCTGTATAAGAAGCTACGTCAAATGTAGTTCCATCCCGCTGGATGCCCGGCTTCGTGTCGAGGGCTAAAACCTTTTCAGTCATTAGAACGTGCCCCCTGACACGCCACCCGAAAAGGTTCCTGTTCCTGTAACTTCAATACCAGCCGCCTTTGTGTTTAACACCAAAGCGCCAAGGATGGCGACGCCATACTGCCCAGCCCCGGGTCGGTAGACGCCCGTGTTTGTCTCTGAAGCAAAGAACACCGCAGGGTTTGACACCGATCCATCGACCATCGAAATGTTTGTTCCGCTTATGGTGCTCGTATTGGCATTCAAAAAGTTAGTGCCATCGCAAATTAAGGTGGCTTGAGTGTTTGCCGCCACCGAGACCGTGGTTCCTAAAGTGGTTCCAATTGTCAGGGTGAAGGGGCCAGTAGTTTGGTTACTGATGACGTACAGGTTAACGACAGGCGGGAAGTACACCGTAACGTTACCTGTCAAAAGACCAGTGTATTTTTGAATGCTGTTAGAGGCTTCAGACGCCGTCAGGGTGTATGTGCCTGTGGAGATTACCTTGGTGAGGGCGGTAAAGGCAAACTCAGTACTAACGCCGTAGCCTACGGTGATGTAGGAGGTGCCAGTACAGATGACAAAAGCCGAGTCACCCGGCTGAAAAGTCTTCGCCGACGCAGTCCCATCCAACAACTCGCCACTCGTAGTGTTTAACAACAATGTGCCCGTGCCATTGTTTTTTAACAGCACAAACCAGTTGTTGCCAATTGTGGACGCCAAGGGCAGGTAAGCATTGGTTGCACCACCCGAGGTAGGCCAAGCCAGCACTTGGGCTCGGTCTGTGGTTGCAAAGGTGTAGTTTGCGGAGAGTTGGGTTACGGGGTGGCTTTGATTGAGGGTCAAACCGCTGGCAAGTAAGCCATAGCCCGCAAGGGTTGCGGCGTCAGCGGTGGAGGTGCCAGTTCCAAAAGTAAATACACCCCAAACACCGCTGGCGGTGGAATTGTTTGTTAGGTAAATGTATCGAGCAGTCCCGCCCGCAACCGTTGCAATTGTGTTGCCGTTGTAGTCGGTCACGGTTATCGTGAAAGCGCCAACATTTCGCACCAAGGCATCATTGCCTACCGAAGCTTGATCAGCAGGGGGGAACCTCAATTGCGGAACTGAGCTTGCCGCCTGAATGTCCATGATCCGCGCACATACATTGTTTGCATCTGTGCCGTTGGCAGGCCAAACAAGTTGCAGGGTGGAAGTCAGCGTGTACGAAGCATAGCTAACGTCGGTTGGGACAATAACGTCGCCAGTGAATGGGCTTATGTATGAAGTCATTATGAGTCAATCGCTATGGCTTGACGGTCAGCAAGCCGTCGCTTATCTTCTTCCTTCAAGGTGCTGATGATTTGCGTGTACTGTGCTTGCCACATTTGTAAACGCTCGTCGTTCTTGAGGAAAGGCATTGCTTGCAACAAAGTTCCATACAGCATGGCTTGCGGCGCATATTGTGTGAACCAATTGGTTTGGTTGGTTGAATCCAAGGGCTGGACGCGCTCGTAGTACACGGTCTCGACGCTGTAGGCAACGTCAGGCGTGGGGGCTATTAACCAGTGGGTGTAATCGTAGTCGCCGTAAAACTTTGGCTGATCAGTGGCTGTGGTGCTAGGCCAATACTCCCGCAGATATTCGTACTTGCGCAAAAACAATGGGGTGCGCTCACCATCAACAATCATGGTCATCGAAACGGTTTTGTGCCAACGCGCAGGCTTTGGAACAATTGATTGGGTTGCAACCAACGAAAAATTGCCTACGTTAATGTTGCCCAAAAACTTCATGTCAGCGGCAAGCACCTGCTCAGCCAACATGATAAAGGTGGGGATGTAGGCAATAGTTTGGGCGTCAGTGCGCTCTAAATACGCCTCGACGCTGGTGACTAGGTTGTCGTATGTTTGGGCAACTGCGGTTGTCATTCCCTGCTACCTTTCATGGAGAAAGCCCCCAAATTGGGGGCATTTTAAACGTCTAGGGTAATTTAAGCAAACTGTCTTGTGCCCTGCTTGTCGATGATTAATGCCATTTGTCGGGGCTCGTTATCCTCATCGTTGGGAATTGAAATGTGCGTCCAACGGTCAAACTCGCGGATGACTTGGTCGTACTTCAATTCAGCGTTAATGATGGCGGTCACCACCTCGTTTGGGGTCATGCCCTTGACGCGAAAATCGCAGGCACAGCCACGCCTATGTTGTGATCGGTCACTCGAACCCACTGCTTTGTTAACTTCCGCACTACGAAACGCAGAATTCACGTGGATTTCTTTGCCGCCCAAGACCTCGCGAACTTCTTCCATGAAGTTGGCTAAGCGCACCAAGTTGGCTAATTCAGCCTCGTTGGGGGTGTTGTCAAACTCTCTGTGGTCAGTGTGCGTAAGTTCGTCTAGAGTGAAATGTTCGGATAAGTTCATGGTTTACTCCTTTGGTTCATGGTTTGGAAAGCGGCGTTGTAAGCGTCGATGCAGGCGTTAAGCTGTCGCGTGTTGGCGTCTCCTTGATCGGTGATGCTGACAATTCGTTGAGCAAACGCTGGGTCAAGTTCGGCGTTTGCTTGAACGCTATCTCCGCTGGTAGCGGGGGCATCATCGGTGGCTGGTACGGGGCACTCGGGGGCTTTGATAGGAACCCGCAACCGCAGAGCGCCACTGGCAATAGCCAAGTCACGTTTGGCAATTTCAATTTTTGCATTGTTGTTGACCTTTACAAGTTGGTTTGCAGTTGTCGTAACAGCAGACACCAGCGCCTGCTCTTTTTGTCTCGCCTCATCATTGAGTTTGGCAATTTCCAGTTGCTGGCGCTCACGCTCAGCATCCTCGCCTTTTGTGTATGAGAACGCGCCAAGGCTCAAAAAAGCGCAAATCAGGGTAAGTATTACCCAAGGGTTTAACAAGCTCATGGTGTGTCGTTGTCGTTAGCTTCAGCCTTGGCTACAGCGTTAGCCACCGCCTTGATTCCTGAGCGTCCAGCAACGCCGCCAAGCACCCCTGTGATGAAAACCATTATGGTTGAGATCTGTTGGGTATATACGCGGTCTATAGCCGCCATTTGCCCATTCATGGGCTGTTGCACGAACGTGACCGAGTAAAGAAACATAGCCATTGCACCGAGCAGGATGCTGACAAGCACCACAATAACGAACGCCCAAACCCGAACCTCGATCTCTTCTGCGGTCAGGCGGTTATTAAGTTTGTATCCAACGGTAGGCATTATTTTGTCTCCTGTGCAGGTTTGATGAGCATATCAGGGCATGTGCCTGTTGCGGTGCAAAGAGGGGTCTTGCACTCGGCTATTTCCCAGTTCTTAGGATTTTGGCAGGGATAACGAAACTGATCCTCGCATCCAGTCAGCAAGACTAAGAAGAGTGACAGTATCCAAATTTCATACAGGTTCATCTTTGTCCTTTTGCTTTTTTTCAATTTGCCGCCTAAGCTTTTCCATTTTTTGAATTTGTACTTCGGCTTCTTTTTTTGTTTGCAACACGTCCATATACAAGATGCCGAGAAGAGGAAGCAACAAAACCACGAGCAAACACGCCGCCAGCCACCCCATCACTAACTCCCAGTCCTGCTCAAGAGGCTCAGGAGTAACCACAGATACAGGAGGAATAGCAAAGTCGCTAGTAGGTATGCTTGCCTTTCGTTTGAAAGGCGCTCCTCTTCCTTGCGTAGCCATGATTGTTCATCCCGCTTCTTTCTTGCTTTCTCCTGCTCTGCTTTGATAATGTCCCGAGTTGCAAATGTACGACTGTACAGAGCCCCCATCTCGGCTGGGGCGCCGTATACCATCGCCTCTCTTATTTCTCGCTCCAAAGCCGCCATCTGATCTTGAGCCATGATCCGCTTGAGGGCGGCTTCCATCAAATTTGCGTCAGGGTCGTAGACGTTTTTGCTCTTCTCTTCTTCTTCCCTGATATGCGTTGCCAACTGATCCTGAAGCTTAAAGAACGTTGAAAGCTGAGTCACAATCCCCGATAAAACCTCTGTCTCATTTACGGCTACGTAAGTTTCCTTTTTTCGCGCCGCTTGCGCCACAGGCTTTTCTTTGGCTCCGAAGAGCTTGGCCCAAAACGATCTGACCTGATTGGCAGTATCAACAGCTTCTTCAACAGTGGACTTAACCTCCATGAAAGATTCTTTGGCTTGCTTGAACAAAGCGGCTCCCTCTTGGATTGCAGAGACACAGGCTCGTGCGGCAAAGAGGATGGTGAGCGGATCGATTTCATAGCCCCAAGAGCTTCTTGAAGAATTCGCCCGCCACGCCGGGGCCAAACAGCACGCAGATAATCACCGCGTACAACAGATACTCAATCTTGGACATACGCTTGTCGCCATCCCGCAAAGAGCGGTCAATACTGTTGTATCGCTCTGTGCAGACGGCTTCGTGTACAGCCAATTTGGTCTCGGTGTTTTCCATACCACTCAAGAATCAATTTGATTTTCAGACTCTGAGATTGCTTTTTTTTCTTCTTGCTGGACATCTACAGCCTTCTGTATCTGAGCCATCAAATTAAAAACTTCTTGATACGGTCTTGTGCCCAAATATCCAACAATTTGATTTGCTGTTTCTAAGGTGAACCAAACTTTTTCTACCATTTTTGTTCCTTTAAGTTAAAAGATTTTTTGGATCTATATCTTAATACGCCCAACGGGTTTTCGGTTGTGGCGGCTCAATCATTTTGGCAATTTCTTCTGCGTAATACTGCATGCCAAACTTACCATCAACGCGCACATCGTAATTTTGTGGGGGTACAAAAAGCTTGTTTGTATCCTCAAACCGACCCTCTTTGATGCGGTCTACCCAAACAATAAAGTGGGCGCCAAAAGCTTCCCGTGTTTCAGGGGTAGGGCAAACAAAGTCGGCAATCACATTAGCGCCGTATCTTGAAGCTATGTCGCACATCACGCCCATTCGCCTTGCGTGTTCTAGCCTGTCAGCTACGCTAAAGCCAAGATCTTTGTTAATCTCTTTTCGCACCTCATCGGCATTGAAATGAACGCACTGTAACTCCCTTGCCAAAGCGGTAGCGAGGGTGGTCTTGCCAGCACCGGGCAACCCCATGATCAAGATTTTCATCCCTTGACCTTGTACAGTGGCTTGACCTCAAAGTTTGGTGCTGGTGTTCGCCAAAAGTCTGTGTCCTTGCCATACTTCTCCCACACCGACTTAGGCAGGATGGTAGGGCGCTCCTGCCATGTAACTTCTTTGCGTACCGTGTGCAGACTTTTCATGTTTATGGCTTTGTCGTACACCTCGTTCTCATACTCCACGTTCTTGAAATCATGGTCAAAATATTGTTTACCAATGAACTGGTATAACTCACGCATCACGCTCTCAGGCTTTTTGCACAAAGATTCGTACTCAACGAGCATGATCATGTCAGGGTTCAACAGCAAGCCTTCTTCAAGGAAGTAATAGGGCTTAACCACTTGACCTTCTTTTTTGACATCCATCAGGGCATCGCACCGTGTTGTCACAGTTTGATTTGCCTCATCATTTGTTAAGGTTGCGCCATACAAAGAATTCTTAGCGGCAATGCGCTCAAAGCTATCCAATATCCAAGGCAAGTCACGCACGCAACAAATGATCTTGGTTTGTGGGTACAGGTCTTTGAGGAGTGATGTTTTGGCAGTCCAGCCCCTGTTGGTGTCTAACACAGTGTTTTGCGTGACCGATTT